CTGGCGGCTCATGCCAATGGCAGCGGGAGCATCGCCAAAGGCCCTTTTGGTCATGTCGGGCATACTTTCAAGAATGGCGTCTTTCATGTCATCCGCGGTCTTGCCGTTTGAAATCATTTCAAGGGCGAGATCACGGCCACCCATGTGGGCGGCTCTTTCGCCGATCTTTCTGATTTCAGAAATGCGATTTTTTTCAGCTTCGCGGACACTGTTTTCGATCGCCTGAACATCGACAGGCGTTGGGGTTATGTCTGTCATGGTTCCTCCTTTGGGGATTGAGACAGTGGTGGTAGTGATGATCAAAATTTCATCGTCATCGTCGTCATCCTCTTCATCGAGATCGACATCCCCATCCTGGTCGGGGTCAAGGACCATGGTTTCTGGGGTGTCTTTCATCGGGTAAGGAGAAGAATTAGAAGCGCGGCCTATGCCTACGCTGATATCGGCAGGGCATGAGACGAGTGAGATCTCATAAGGGGTCCAATGGGTCATGCGATAGACCTCAAGGCCTTGGCTCATCCCTTCAAGGACGGCTCCTTCGACCATGTAGCCGACCGACACATTTTTTCGGATGCCATCGATGACATCTTGAAAAATCTCCTGGCCCCGCTGCGATTTTGAAAAGCGGACCAGGGCGCGGCACACCCGATCAGGATCGACTCTGACGGACTCAATCACGCCCACCTGATCGGTCGAATCGTGGTCCATCAGTAAAGGGCCGGCAGCGATCAGTCTTGAAAGATCCACACTCCCAATTTGACAATCGAGGACCTCAAGGCCATAAGATCTTTCATAAGGCGTTTCAGAAGCAAAGGCGAGTTCAGCGGTTCTTGATGTCTCATCAATCGCGCGGACATCAAAAACCAAAGAACGAATCACCTTTTCGTTAATTTGGGGTTTTGCCATTCGGATCACCTGGTGGAATCGGCGGCATCGCCGGTGAGGGGTTTTGGCCATAGGTGAGGCCGAGTCCGGCGGCCTTACTCATCTCATTGAATCGAGCGATATCATTCAGCGTCGTCTCAATATCAATACCGGCATCGGCGGCGGCTTGCTGAGGCGATTTAAGCCCCGCATTCACAGCGGCCAAAGTCGCTTCGATGTCTTTGAGAGGATCAACCCAAGGCCAACGGCGACCGCGCCATGCGTGGGCCGAAAAACGCTGATAAAGAAGATCGGTCGGTAAAGAGGGAAGGCCCTTGATGGCTTCGAGCTTCAAAGAACGATCAAGCCACCGCCGGTAAAGAGGCTCAAGGATCGATGTGATCATCCAGTCTTGTTTCACCATCCATGATTCCCGCTCTTCCAAAGTCCCCGATCGGATCGATGAGAAATTAACCGAAGTCAAATCGCCGGTGAGGGCGTGATAGGAAACCCCAAGGCCAGAAGCGATGGATCTCAAAATCGCATTGGTGAAATCGGGATAAAGCTGATGGGGATAATCAGGGGTAAAGGCCTGAAATTCGTACCCAGGTGGAAGCGCTGAAAAATGACCAGGCTCGACATCCGTGATCAATCCAGCGGTCGGATCATCATCGGTCGCCAGGGGGGAAAGATTGCCGTCGGGCGTTTTGAAAAAGCCCATTTTTGCGGCACCCACGCGGGCTGCGACAACCGCCGCATCCTGGTACTCGCCGAGCATATGAATGAGATCAAGGATCGCCGACATCCAAGGGACGCCGCGCCACTGCTCAGGGCGCTCCGCTAGATAACAATGAAGGAATTGTCGTGCGGGCATTCTTTCAGCGGGGTTTGAGCCTGGATAGGTATAAGGCTCAGAACCCGTGATGATGTAATAAGCCTGGGGCGATTGTTACCATCAAGCTCCACCCCTAAACGAACGCGGGTCCCCGCCTTATCATCAAAATGACGGAAGGTATCAATTCTGGAGGGGTCCACCATCTCCAAAGCAAATCCGAAAGGATTGTCTTTCGTCGGCGGTAAATCATCGTGAATTCGGATCAGGCATTCACCATCTCTTGCCGTTGTTCGGGCGCAAATCCGAAGCATTTCAGTGAGGGAATAGCGGCCCGTGATATCAGCCGTTCCGCGCTTTGACCAAAGATCAAAGGCCGCTTCGATCTTCGCGTTATTTCGCGTATCTTGGGCCCCCGAGGCGTTGGCTCCCTGAACCGTCAGATTGAAGCCTTCTGAACCTACAACATGGGTTTCAACCAATTGAAGATAGCGGCGAGCAAATTCGGAATTGAGCTCCAGATCGCGTGAGCGATTTCGGAGGATAAAGAGCGAATAGCGGAGATCTTCATTAAGGGGACGCGAAGGGGTTTGCCAATCGGCGGTGAAGCGGTTGACTTTCGCGGCCTGAAAAATGCGCTTTTGGGCTTTCGCATCGATCGACACGACTTTATCGTGGGTGGCCCGCTCCATTTCTTTCAATGAAGCGCCACGCCGAAACAATCGATCTTTAAGTGATAGTCCGCTCATGGACCACTTTATAGGTGGTATGAGCGGAACTTTATATGGCTAGAAGTGAGACAGTTTTATCAGTGGGATGAGACAGTTAGCTCATCTTTACCGTTTAAAGGTCAGGCCCCTGACGGCGGCACCAATCGTGGTCCTGTGAACCCCAAATTGATCAGCAATTTGGCCTTGAGTCAGGCCTTGAGTTGAAAGCCTTCTGATCGAGCGGACCTCGATCGAGGTCAATCGCGCTTGAGGCTTTGGGAGGCTTACCTGGTGAGCCTTCATTTGTCGGTAAAAGGTCGATCTCGAAACGCCCAGGGATAAAGCCGCCCGATCGCGATTCCAGCCGCTTAGAGATAGCGCGTGAAGCAGGGCCGCTTTATCCATTCCGAAACCGCGTGTAAAGGGTGTTGTGGGTCTTGAGTCCCTGGCGAATGCGTTCGACATTTTCTTCAGCCGTGACTTTCGCTTGGTATTGCTGCTCGAGACTTAAAAGATCAGCGGTTGAAATCCTCTCAACAGACCGGCCCATGAAAGCAGACTTCAGAATATCCATCTGCTCACCCGTCGCCTTTTTTTCTTGAAAAGCGCGGATGGCATCGAGCATCTTTCGGTTGTGGGACCTGGCGTCAACCAAAGCCCCCGAAGCGAGATTGGGGAGGATCTTTAAAGGACCCTGGGCGAGGGTATGCCGCTCATCATTCAATCGAACCAGGATCGAAAAGAAGTAATCACCCGCTGGCCAATTACTGGTCGTTGTTGAAGGAATGGATAGCGCGTAATTGTCGCCATTGGCCGTGGCCATCGCGTTCGCGGTATAAGGCCCATTGATCGTATATTGAAGGGACCAGCCTTTTGAGGCGGGATAATCGGTCGAGATCACTTCACCGGTTAACGTGTCCCCCACCGTAAAGGTCGAGGGGAGATTATGAGTCATCATGGGCGAGGCTCCTTTTAGGGGTTGAGGGATTTGGCAATGGCTTTGGCGAGTTCCGCTTGATACCAGGCGGCGACTTTCGGCATCACCTCTCGAACAATCGCTGGGCTTTTGAGAATAGAAGCCCGCTCTTCAGCGATCGGATGCCGTTTTTTTCCGGCGAAAAGTCCTGAGGCCATCAGTCTTTTAGGACCGACCCTCAAATAAATGCCCTTGTGACCGGATTTCATTTGAGCCACAAAGCCCCCCTTGAATAAATAGCTCCGCGCTGACGCTCCCCAATCTTCTTGCTTGAGGCTTTTGATATAGCCCGACTTGATCGGGTTATAGCCCATCCAGACAAAACCGGTGTCAGCCAGTCTTTTGGATTTCACCCTGTATTTCGCCAGGGCCGTTTTGGGGATATCGAGATCCTGGGAGGTCTTGGCCTCGATGTCCTGCTCGAATTTTTTGGTGGTTCTCGTGATGGCTGATCGGATCGCGCTCTGAATCATTTTTTCTGATCCCCCCAGCGTTTTCATGACACCATCTTCGCCTTCAAAAATAATCTTGATCACCGATGCCTCCGAAGTTTTGAGCGCTGGGCCAGGGCATAGGCCATGGGGTCGCGGGTGGTTGGTTTTGGCTCTGTTAGGATTTCTTCAGGCTTTGGCTGCACGTCCTGAGGTTGTTTTTGAGTGCGGCCTGAAAGCCTCATGGCAGCAAGGGCCAGGATCGCGCAGTCAAGCGCTTCATTTCGAGCGCGGATCGTTTTCCAGACCTGGACCGGGCGCCCGGCCTTTATGTCGGTGACAAGCTTTTCTGCGGCTATTTGCGCGAAATATTCATCATCAAAGGAAATATCGATCGGAAAATGAATATAACCAGGACCCAGGGATATCATCTTCAATCTTGAATAAAGGATCGCTTTCCCCTGATCAACGCCAATCGGCTCGACTGAAAAGCCTTTCCGATTTCTTTGTCGCTTTCGCTGAAGCCGCTTTCTTTCATCCTCGATAAGAGGACGCCCCGCGCCTGAAATACCTTTCGTTGGGATGCACCATTTTCGCTTTTCACAAAAGGCGTAAACCAGGGAGGTGTTATAACCCGCATCGATGCACGCGACCTGAACGCCCGCATCTTTGAGAGCATCAGAAAGATCATCCCAAACCTCATGCCCTGCCGTATTGCCATCGACAATCACATGATCTAGGGCCCAGGATTCCTCCTGAGCGCCCCAGGCGAAGACCGTGAATTCGATGCGGTCTTTTTGGATGTCAATCCCCGCCGTAATCAGTGAATAAGTCAGAGTCGCCCTGATATAAGCCTCTCGCCGCATCAAAAGAGAGACATCTTCAAGCCCATCGCCCTGCTCTTCCCATGATTCTCCTAAAGTGGTATTCACAAAGCGCTTGAGATTTGAGGTATCACGGTGGGCGTCTTGCCATTGCTGCCAGAGTTCGGCCCAGGAAAAGCCAAGGCCGATCGGGGAATAAAGACCTGAGAGGCGATAGCCTCGGGTGGTGTTTTCGGGGGCCCTTGGAATCCAGCGACCCCGCTCGAGCATTTTGGTTTTGTGATGCTCATCGATCATGAACCCACACTCGCGGCACGTATACCAAACAGCCCCCGTGGTCTTTGAGTGGGTCAGTCCAAAGGTTCCATCAGAATGCTTCCACTTTAAAACCTGAAAGGTATGACACTCAGGGCATGGAACGTGATATTCCCTCATATCCGAGCGCTCATATTCCATTTCAATCCGGCTCATGCCTTTGACGGTCGGCGTGGAAACCAGAAGGACTTTTCTCCTGGGGAACGTCTTCGTTCTTTCATCAATAAGGCCTAATGGGTCGCCCTCATGCCCAACATCCCAGGGAAAGCGATCAACCTCATCACAAAGGACGTTTTTTATCGGCATCGAAGCCAGGGAGGCGGCTGAATTTGAAGCCCCGACAATCAGAATCCCGCCTGGGAAATCTTTCATGTCCTCAGAATTTGAGCCGTCGCGATTGCGTTTGGCATCGAAGATTTTTTGAAGCGCGGGGGTCTCATTGAGGAGTGGATCGAGACGCTGACGAACCCACCTTTTTCGCACCTCAAGCGTTGGCACGACCGCCAGCATCGAGCATGGATCATGCTCCATCATGTAGCCAATCCAATTAAGACCGACTTCGGTTTTTCCAAGCTGCGCGGCGAACATCATCACGATCCTTTGAACCCTTGATCTTGCGGAAAGAGAATCCATCACCTCTTTCAATGCGGGATTTCGTGAGGTCCTCCAGCGGCCAGGTTCACCCGATGACTTCGCGGTCAAAATTCGATGTTGATCGGCCCATTCAGAGACCGTGAGGGCAGCTTTAGGGCGACACGCCGCAGCGAAAACAGACAATAGATGGCCTTCCCCATGGGGAAGCTCTATTTTGTCGGTGCCCTGGCGTTGGTCCATGATTTATTTGAATTTACCGGTTGACCCAAAGCCGCCATCGCCGCGATGGGTGTCATCCAGTTCAGACACGGGGACGAACCGCGCTTTGACGATGGGCGCTAAGATTCCTTGACCGATTCTCATGCCGGGCTCGATCATGAAAGGCTTGTGATTGTCGGTATTGACCAGGATCACTTTAATTTCACCCCTGAACCCTGAATCAATCGTGCCGGGTGCATTCAAAACGATGACGCCGTGATTTAAGGCCAAGCCTGAGCGGGAGCGGACTTGAATCTCAAAGCCATCAGGAATCGCCACCTGGATACCAACCGGAATGATGACGCGATAACCTGGGAAAAGCTGAAATGGAATTTCAATCCTTGCAAGAAGATCAAAACCGGCATCACCTGGCCTTGCATAAGATGGAATGAAAGCGTCCGTTTCAGCAACGATGGGCACGATCAGATTTTGAACGGTTTCAGTGGTCATCATTTTC